TACAACACAATTATATTTAAAAATTGGTTTAAAGATTTTTTATAATATTTTAATAAAATAATGCTTAAAAAATTATCTTATCCAAAATGTGCTCATTCATTTATTGAATTTTGTAATAGTGAGAAACATTTAAATAGTAAATTATTTCATAAATTAATTAATGTAAGACCATTTGATGTCTCTTTAAGAGATGGTTTACAAGGATTATCACACCAAGAACAAATATTAATGACTCCATTTGATAAGATCAACTTATATTATAAAATCAAAGAAAAATATCAACCTAAAAATATGGAAATTGGTTCTATAGTATCGAGTAAAATCTTACCAATTTTTAAAAATAGTGATAATTTCTACAATCATATTAAATTGAATCAAAATAATATAAATGAAACAAAAATTAATAATTTTATTTTGATTCCCAACGAAAAACAGTTTGAAAATATAAATAAATTTATTAATTTAAGTTGCTTTTCATTTATTACATCGGTTTCAGAGAGTTTTCAAATGAAAAATACAAATATGACTTTAGACAAAACATTTCAACAATTGAATAATATGATGATTATTTTAGATGATCAACCAAGACATAATATGGTTAAATTATATGTGTCATGCATTAATGAATGTCCAATTGAAGGTAAAATAGATAATAATATTGTTATTGATAAAATATTAAAATATCAAAAGTTAAAACCTGATATTTTATGTTTATCGGATACATGTGGGACACTAACATCAGAAGATTTAAATTATATTATTTCAAACGTAAAGAAAAATAAAAATTACGAAAATTTATCGTTACATTTACACGTCAAAAAAGGTAGAGAAGATGATGTAGAACAAGTAATACATACAGCATTGGATTTAGGTATTACGAGTTTTGATGTATCTGCATTAGAAAGTGGTGGATGCTCAGTAACAATGAATAAATCAGAATTGGCTCCAAATTTGTCATATGATTTATATTATAAGTCTCTGGCAACCTATCTATTATAGATATAAAAAATAATAAATTTAGATATATTATTATATAAAAAAACTTAGATAATAATAGATAAACTAATACATGACGCTGGAAATTCATCAAAATATAAAAGAAAAATTAGAATACTTTCATAAAATACATAAGATACCTAATATTATTTTTAATGGTCCAAGTGGAGCAGGTAAAAGTACAATTGTAAATGATTTTATTTCATTAATATACGATGGTAATAGAGAAAAAATAAAAGATCTTGTTATGTATGTTAATTGTGCATTTGGAAAAGGTATTAAATTTATTAGAGAAGAATTAAAATTCTTTGCAAAAACACATATAAATTCAAATGGTGGGGATACATTTAAAAGTATAGTATTATTTAATGGTGACAAACTAACAATGGATGCTCAGTCAGCTTTAAGAAGATGTATAGAATTATTTAGCCATAATACAAGATTTTTTATAATTGTAGAAGATAAATATAAATTATTAAAACCAATTTTATCAAGATTTTGTGAAATATATATTTCAGAACCAGAATACAAAAATAAGATAATTAATTTATATAAATATAATCTTGAAGAAACATTTAAATTAACAGATATAAAAAATCAAAGAAATGAATGGTTAAAAAAGGAAATACAAAAATCCGTAAAATCAACCATGACTAATGAGGAATTACAATTATTTGTAACCAAACTATATGAAAAAGCATATAATACATTAGATATAATAAAATTAATAGAAGAAGGTTATTTTACATTAGATGATGAAAAAAGATATGAATTATTAATAGCATTTAACAAAATAAGGAAAGAATTTAGAAATGAAAAGTTATTATTAATGTTTGTAATAAATTTTACTTTTTTGGATAAAAAATATAACCTTGAAAATATATCATTTATATAATATGCTATTCTTTTACAAAGCATATTATATTACAAAAATTTATCTTTATTGATAATTACTTCTTTGGAAATATTTTTAATAATTTTATTATAATTCTTTTGCTGTTCTTCTATAGATGACCCGGACATAACTTCACATAACATTTTCATATATTTATCATTTTGTTTAGATTTAGGATTATTATATTCAGGATTAGCTTTTTGCCAAATAGGAATTTGTTTTATATTTTTGTTTGCGACAACTTTAATTGCATTTGTTAATTTTTCTTTATTATCTTTGACCCATTGATTATCCTCTTTAATATAAAGAACTTCTCTTTTAAAATCATTACAATGAATTGGTCTTTCTTTGTAATCAATATCTTTTAAATTTCGTATAAAGACATTACTAATTCCTTCCGCATAACCAACTTTACATGTTTCTTCAAGATCTTCTAAGCTTAAAGTAATTTGATTAACAAAATCTGTTAAATTAATGGCATCCTTACAGGTTTCATTTAAAAATACATTAATATTAAATTTGTTGTGACTATTACTATGAATAGTATTATTAAAAGTCCCAATATTATTCCCATTGGATAGTTGTAAAAGTTTAGAATTTTGTTCCATAAGTTGTTTATTTTGTTGTGATAATTGTTCAATAAGTAATTTATTTTGTTCCATAAGAAAATTTTGAACATTTTTATCGTCTTTAATAACGTCAATAATCATTTTGGTCTTATTAATTAAAACGCACTTTTTTTTGTGATTGAATAAGCTTTGTCTATGTTGATATATTTTGCCACAACAACAAGAGAAAGTCTCGGCGTTTTTTGGCGTAAAATTGTCAGTATTTGTAAGTAAAATGTCAGTATTTTGATGTTTTCGTGTCAATAAATGTCTATTTAAATCACTTTTTTTAGAGCATTTAAAGTCACATTTTTCACAAATAAAATTGTTGGCGTTTTTTGGCGTAAAAATGTCAGTATTGTAAGTATCCGGTTTTGTATTATGTAAATTTGTATTAGAATGTTTAATATTATCAGCATATTGTGTATTAAATAATTTACAATTATATTGAGATTTTTCCATAAATGGATGACATGAATTTAATATTGCTTTTAATTCTTGATAATGCTCATTTTCTTTTATTCTGGCTTCGGTTGAATCCTTACAATTATATTTAGCTATTTCAATCATATCCCAATTTTCCCAACCACCATTAGCTCTTATAATTGTATATATTTTTAGATTATTATTATTATTACTACAGGCTATTTTATGTGTGTATCTTCTCTGTATGAAATTAGTAGTATGTCCTACATATATATCAGTAATGTTTTGATCTTTACAACAAATTTTATAAATAATAGTTTCAGAATAATCTATATTGTCTTTGGGCATTTTATAATATAACTTAAGATATTTTTAAATAATAATCACAAAAAATCTTATTTATGAAAATTTTATTTTTTTTTTAAAAAAAGTAAAAAAAAATTATCGTAACACTTTTTTTCATTCAAAAAGCAGAAATGAGAGCATTATGCTCACAAATCATGAAAAATAGGGGCTTTTTTAAAACTTTTTTCGATTTTTCAAAAATGGACATAAAAAAAATGTCCAAAATCGAAAACCCAAATGACTTTTTGAAAAATTTTTATGATTGATTTTTTCGGCAATATTTTAATTCTTAATTTGTAACCATATTTCGTGCTAAAAATATATATGGATTTAAAAATCCTATTTTTCAGTAACGAATTTAGATTCCAAATAGAATTTACATTTTAGCAAATTAGTTTAAATAATAAAAATATTTCATCAAATATTTACATTATGGATGATTTTAATGTTAGTTCATTACACGAATCAAAAAATGAATGGGGAGCACGTTTACTCACCATTTTAACTCCATTGATCATTGAAGGCTTTAAATCTATTTTTGATGAATCATATAAATTATGTAAGGATAATAACGAAACAGATAAATATCTTATGACTTTTCAAAACTTTATTACTAGAATCCCAAAATGGAACGGCACTATTATTGAAACGGAGAGACGGAGAATTATAGAAAGAAGTGGATGTTCTTATTTAGAAGAATTAGTAACTTGTATTCACATTATTCAACTAAAATTATTAACTGCAATGCGTGTTGGACAAAAACAAAAGAAAATTGATATAAATATACCCAAATTAGATGATTTTATTCATAAATGTTATATAAATGTTGCCAGAAAAATATACAAAAATGTTTACCTTTTTGAATTAAATTGTCCCCCTCTCCAAATTCAAAGACATAGTAGAGAATTAGAAATTATTGTTCAAGAATGTATTTTAAATGCAGTAAGAGATAGTATTCCAGTTGAAAGTATATTAAAGGCATATTTGGATGAAACTGTTGAAGAAGATGTAATTGAAGAAATTAAAGAACAAATCCTTGAACAATCACCAACTACTGAAAAACAAACTATATTTGAAGAAAAAGAAGGAAATGTAAGTTTAAAATTTAATGATGTGGATTCAGTTTTAACCACGAATGGTAAAGAAGAACTAATAGAAGCACCTAAAACAATTGAAAGGTTAGAAGAAATTAGTGATTTAAGAAATATGCAAAGAAAGATGGAAGAAGAAGAAGATGATGATAATGAAAAACTAAAAATTTCTAATGAAGAAGCGACTCTGGATAGTTTAGACATTAATTTAATTAATCCTCCTGATGTAAAATTAGAAACTGAACTTTTATTGGATGATATAGAAGTTTTAGCATAAATAGTTAGATAGCTTGTCCCGTATTTGGGCATCCGGAATAAGGCATATTTCAGTTTATTGCGTTATTTAAATATAAGAAATGTAAAAATATATTCTAATATGGATAATATATTTTTAGTAGCTGGTATTATTTCCGTCATTTTTTTTATTGCTAAGTTTTTAGAAATGAGATATGTTGATAAAGAACCAAAACCATTAAAAATTTTAATTAGAGATTCCTTGTTAGTTTATATAAGTGTAGTATTTGGAAGTTTTATAAATAATCAACTAAAATCCGTAATTAATGAAACAGAAATTCCTGCGTCAGTTTTAGCATTTACTGATAATCCACCATTCTAACGTCCTGTCCATACCTTAACAAATGGATTTATAACTCTTCTTTTCTTTAAATCATTATGATAATCATTAAAATTATATGAAAATGCTCCAGGACACTTCATAATATCACCAAATAATGAATTTATTCTAAGTAATTTAGGATATTCTTGACAAAATAATAAACCTAATATTCTTTCAAGGGAACAACGATCAGGTCTATTTTGGATAACATTAATTAAATTTGAAATATTATATTTGATTTCAATAATTTCTAAAAATTGTAATTTAATGTAGCATTGTCCTCCAAAGCATAAATTAAATTTGTTATTTGAAAAACCAAGATTAATAACAACTTCTTCATTTTTTTGTAATTTATTTATTAGAATTCTATTATTTTTCAATGCAGATGCTATTCTAATAATATTTGGTAAATTTTCTTTATCATAATTATGATGCCATAATGGTAAAACAGGCATATTGAATCTTTCAAATGGAATTTTTCTATGAACAAATAAACTATCATGAATTATAACCGCATTTGGAAACCATTTATATTTTAAATAATAATAATAAGGTAACAATTCTCCTCTCTTAGGAAATTCAGATTCTATAATAGTTAAATTTTTATAATCATTATCAGCTTTTACAAATTCTTTATTACTATTATCATCAATAATAACAATTTTTCTAAAAGGATAAAAAGTTCTAATCAGTTTTATTGATTGATTCCAATATCTATTAGTTTGTTCAGAATTAACATGACGTGTTATAATAAATCCATAATTTGCCATAATATTATTATAGATAAAGATAATAATATTACATTACAATAAATTATAATAAATTTTAGGGTTAGGATATATACGAAGGCAAATCATCAATATTTATAAGAATGCTAAAGTTAGCATCACTTTTAGGTATATTTTTATTTGAAACTAAATATTTATTAAATTCTTTACGTTCTAATTGAGCTTGTGGTGTATGTTTATGGACATATCTTGCAATCATTTTATATAATTTAAAATCAGGATAACGTTCAACACCATTATTTTTATAAAGCATATTAATACCATTATCATCAATACACCATTCAACAATAAGTTTAACTAAAGGGGAACATTCATTAATATTTTTAATAGAATCAAAATCCTCTACTACATAATCAAAGATAGAACAAGCTAATCTACATAAATCAAAACTAAAATTAGGTTCCAATCTGGGTTTTTTTTCATTAAAATAAGGTTCAGTATTATATTGTGTAGCAGCATCTCCACCAATTTGAAAACTATCGCTACAAAATAATTTACCATTGAATTTATATATAGCCCTTCCAAAATCTATTAATTTATATATTTTACCAAATGTTGGAACTTTATATGTTTTTTTCTTATAAGTATAATAAATAAATTTTTTGTTAGTTGGTATATACATTATATTATTCGTATGAAGATCATTATGAGTAAACGAAAACATTTTTTGATAAGTAATTAATATCATAATTATTTGCATTAATGCTGAAAACCATTCGTCATCATTCAAACTATCATTCATTATAAGATTATCAAATGTATTTTCACAATTTTCCATACATATAACTTGAACTGGGAATTTGGGAAAAGATAACATAAGGGATTCTTCTTTAATGGTTGAATAATCAGACTCATTTTCATACTCATCCTCTAATTCCTCAGCGTCTTCTTTAGAATTAGTTGTAAGAGAACTCTTACTTATATTTTCAAGGTTTAAATCCTCATTTTCATCATTAGCACCTTCTAAATCATTATTTTCATTAGTGTGGGATGTTCGAGAGGAACAAGTTGAACCTGATTTTAAAGTTTCTGATTTATGTTGATTTGAAACTTCAAAATAATTAGAATTCGTAATATCAATAAGTTCAACACCGAAAGCTTTAACATCATTTAAAGAAAGAATATCATGATTATTTGAATCAAAAATATTTTCAAATATATTATCATCAATAGATTTAAAAGATAAAATTGATTTTAAAGTATTTGAAATTTTAAGTGGTTGTAAAGTTTTAACTTCATTGGGGGTAATTAAATGGGTATAATCTTCTACATTAAATAATACTCCCTTTTGTTTATTAAAAAAATCTGATTGAATTAAATAATCCAGATCATCTATAATATTAATTTTAAAATCATTTTTAATAGCTAAGAAAGAACCATAATAATCAAGACCATGTATAAATTGATATTCATGTAATGCTTTACTTGTTAAATATGAAAAAAATCCATCTATAAATGAAGAATTATTCGGATCTGAAATTTTAGGATGAACTTTAATAGACTTATCAAAAGAAGGTAAATTAAATAAATTTGAATCCTTATAATTATATTTTCCAACTAAGTATTTAAAAGGATCTAATAAAGGTGCCATTTTAATAAATACTTTTTTTGAATTAGTAATTTCTTCATCATCAGAAATATGTTTAAGTTTACAATTAAATATGTGTTCATTGTCAATGTCCTCATTATTTTTATCATTCTTATTAGAATCTCTAATATCTGATATTGCCCATTTATTATTTAAATTAATAGAATTCCAATTTGTATTATTTAATGAAAAAAATCTATCGTATATAGGGATATAATTTTGAACATCGGATAAATTAATTCTTTTGTTAGTTTGAAACTTATTAAAAAGATTATTATTCTTTCTCTTCTGGTAATTAACAGAAATATTCATTAGCTAATAAAAATATTAATTAAAATAATATTTAACTAATTATTTTTATAAAGTTAAATAATCCTAAATATTGTTAGAGGTGTATAACAATAAATACGTTAAAATATATTTTTAATATCTCTAATATAAATATATAAATATATGAATTTAGAGTTAAAACGTTTTGATATGAAAAGTATTAGCTTTAAGCCAAATGAATCTAAAGGTCCTGTAATTGTGTTAATAGGTCGTCGTGATACAGGAAAATCATTCTTGGTTAGGGATCTACTTTATTATCATCAGGATATTCCAATAGGAACCGTTATATCTGGAACGGAAGAAGGTAATGGTTTTTATGGGAAAATGGTTCCAAAATTATTTATCCATAATGAATATAATACAGCTATTATTGAAAATATTTTGAAACGTCAAAGAGGTGTTTTAAAACAAATAAAGAAGGAAATAGATACTTTTAAAAGGAGCACAATTGATCCTAGAACATTTGTAATTTTAGATGATTGTTTATATGATAATACTTGGGCTCGTGATAAAATGATGCGTTTATTATTTATGAATGGTCGTCATTGGAAAGTGATGTTACTAATTACCATGCAATATCCTTTAGGGATACCTCCAACGCTAAGAACAAACATAGATTATGTATTTATTTTAAGAGAACCATATATTGCAAATAGAAAACGTATTTATGATAATTATGCAGGTATGTTTCCAACATTTGAATCATTCTGCCAAGTAATGGATCAATGTACAGAAAATTTTGAATGTCTTGTCATAAATAATAATTCAAAATCAAATAAATTACAAGATCAAGTATTTTGGTATAAAGCGGATGCACATAATGACTTTAGATTAGGTTCAAAAGAGTTCTGGGATTTGTCTAAACAAATAAATGATGATGATGATGATGGAGAAATTTATGATCCAAATAATGTAAAAAAACGAGGTCAAGGACCAAAAATAGAAGTGAAAAAAAGTAAATGGTAATGTGCTTTTACATATTAAAATGTTCAAGGGTGTAAAACATTGTAATACTTTTTACACTAAAAAGTAAAATTATACAAAATATATATAAATATATATTATAATATATTTATATGTATTCTATAGGTTCAAATTTTGTTGTAGGAGATAAAGGTTATTTTAGCAGTAGCCCTTCAGGACTATTTTATAATAATGTTCAAGTATTATCTCAATTTACGACCCAAAATTTTACTAGTAGTGCCCAGGCAATTTATAGAGTTAGATATTCTCTTTGTCCAATTAATTTAACGGTTGCTAATCTTTTCCAAATACATTTTATATCTAATCTGAATTTAAGTACAAATAATAGTTCAAATAATAGCGGATATTTAAACGTTGTAGAACCACAATTTTCTTTATCAAATAATAGCACTACATTATCTAACTGTCCTACTCTTGTATACGCAAGTTTAAATGGACCATTTGTTAATTTGAACACAGCAACTCAACAAATTTCAACTTTATTTACTTCCTATCAAGTAAACAATTACACTGCGGGATTTTATGCTGCCGGAAATAATGGTCAATTTCTAAACAATTTTGGAATTTATGGGTTTGGACAAAATAATGGTCAAGCTAATGATGTTCTGGATATTGAAATATATCCAATCTTAAATCCAAATACTACTTATTATATATGTACTTTTGTGGGATATAATGGAAATAGTAATAATTTTACGGGATACCAGGTCAATGGAATTTATGAATATTTTTGTAGTTATCCAAAACAATAAATATTTCAATTATAAATAAATTTTTATATAATTTTTATAGCTAATATTTGTTAAGTAAAGCTTTGGAAATGCCTTTTATTATTTGAAGTATTATGCTAATCTAACTAAAGAAATTCCATGTGAAGCATAAATAGGATAGGTTTGGTTATCTGAAGTCACAACTTGTAAATATAAATTAGAAGTTGATTCTATTTTTACTACACATGAAAAATTACCAGGTGCCAAAACACCATCTACAGGGTTGGATGTTCCAGGAACCTGAATAGAAGCAGCATTTCCCACTACCCAACAAGAACCAAAATATGTTGGTGTTGGCAAATCGTTAGTAAGAAACATATTCCACCATTGATTTGAGTCAGTTGATTGAGAATGTAAAAGTCCACTTGTAGTAAATAGGTAGATTCCAGCTACAACATCATTAAAAGTAGTAATAGTAGCATTATCGTTTGTCTGTAAAGAAAATGTTTGAATTCCATCCTCTGGTTCCGTTGAACCAGGATAAATATAACCAATACAATCTTCATTAAAAATAGGTAAAACTGTATAATTGGCTAAATAAGGCATATATATATATATTATATTTATTATAAAAATTTTGTCTAATTTCTGTTTCTGGGGAACTAATAATTGTATAATTACAATAAATATTTTAATTAATTAACGATATAAAAATATATAAATAAATAATTATATAAATTATGATAAATATTTTAAAATTAATTGCGTTTATTTATTTACCAATAAAAAAAAAATCATTTTATATTATCAATAAGAACAAATATTGTATTCAAGATTCAATTTTATATAATAGGAATTTAGCATTATACTCAAAAAAATCAAATTCAGAAAATAAATTAGAATTAGGTTATAAACCAAAAACGCAAAATCAAGGTAAATATTTTAAAGCATTAAATTTAAAAGAAAATAATATAATTATTGTAATAGGGCCTGCCGGAACAGGGAAAACATTAATGGCATGTAATACGGCAATAGATAATTTAAAAGAAAATAAAATAGAAAAAGTAATAATAACTAGACCGGTAGTTCCAGTGGAAGAAGAAATAGGATTTTTACCGGGTAATTTGAATAAAAAGATGGAACCCTGGACAAGACCAATATTTGATATTTTTGAAGAACGATATTCTAAACCAATAGTAAATAACATGATAATAAATGGTCAAGTAGAAATTTCTCCATTAGGATTTATGAGAGGAAGAACATTTAAAAATTCATTTATTATAGCAGATGAAATGCAAAATAGCACACCAAATCAAATGTATATGTTACTAACAAGAATAGGAACAAATAGTAGATTAGTAGTAACAGGAGATTTGGAACAAAGTGATAAATTAGAAAATAATGGTCTAAAAGATTTAATAAATAAAATAAAAAATACAGAATTAAATTTAACAAATATTATTCTGGTAGAATTAAATAGTACGGATATACAAAGAAGTGAATTAGTATATCAAATAGTTAAATTATATAATAATAACGATAATAATAATAATAAATTAATAAAAGTAAATAATTTAATAACATATTCTAGTTATAAAAATGAAAATGTAAATAACGATTCAGCACTAATTCCGAGAAATCATTTTTCAAATAATTTTATAGATAAAAATATAAAGTAAATATTATATTTTTAGTAAAATTTATTACAATTATAATAATAAATTTTACACTTTATAAATATCAAAAGCATATTATATGATAGAATTATAAACAATATTTATTTTTATTACGACATTTTAGAAAAAGGTCCAGATTTTAATTGACTCTGCCCATAATCCGTTTTCCCAACAACAATGTTTTCACCTTCAAATAATTCACTTCTAATATCGGCAACAGAAATATTTTCAGGTTCTTTAGAGTTAAAAGTTTGTTCAGTGGTAGTATGTCCAACACCAATAAGATTTCCATCCTCATCAATATCTTGAGTAAGAACATTCCCATGTTTCTCAGCATTCTTCTTATTTTCATCAATAGCTTTTTGTTTCGTTTCCCTAACACGTTGCTCAAAAGCAGTTTTAGCAATTTCTTCATTCTTTTTCTTTTCATTAGCAAGTTGATTCAATTCTTCTTCCATATACTCAACACGACCAGTCTTATAGGCTTCAGGTTCCCAAGGTAGCCAAGTGCCAACAGGTCCAACAAAAACATCAAAAGAAGGGTCAGTTTCGCGTAAAAGTTTAGCACGTAATTCGGCTTCTTCTTGGGAAGCAAAATTTCCTCTTGCCTTAAATCCTCTAACAGATGTTTGAAAGTTATGTTTTACATTAAATTTCTTTTCCATTTCTTCTTCATTATGATCCAAAAAGGTTTTATAATCATCTTCTAAAGATGAACTAATAATTGTTTCGCGTTCTTCTTTAACAAAAGTTTCAAAATCTTTAATAACTTCTTCAAATTGTAATTTATACTTAAATGAAATAAAATTTAAAAACTGATGAAATTTTTCCATAGACTTATTCATTTCCCATTGTTTTAAAAATTCTTCAAAATAAAACATTTCACGTTCCTTAAGGATCTTTTCAGGAGAAATAAATGAAAAACAGCCAAAAGTTTGACCTGCAATCGGCTTATCAACTTCTAATAAATCAACATATTTAGGATTAGGGGAACCATCCTTCTTTAGTTTTTTCTCATATCCTTTTTTTGCGATGTTATTTTTACTCATTATATTATTTAGTAAAATCTTAGTTCTAAGTTTTAATTTAATAAATTATTATTTTTTTTCTTATTATTTTATATAATGATGGGTATGTTTGATATTACCGAGCTTATTAAGCGAATTATTAAGTATTTGATTGAAGGTTTAATGGTTGCAATTGCTGCATTTGCTATTCCAAAGCGTTCATTAAATTTGGAGGAAATTAGTTTAATTGCATTAACGGCGGCGGCAACCTTTGCAATTTTAGATACCTACATTCCTTCTATGGGTGTAACAGCGCGTACGGGGGCAGGATTTGGTATTGGAGCCAATCTAGTTTCTTTTCCTGGAGGTTTTTAATTAAATAAAATTGAAATAATTTGATCGGTGTAATATTATATAATATAATTTATGTTATATAATAGCAAAACATTTGAAGAATTTTGTATTGAAAATAAAGTTGATTTATTAGAAAATTATTTGAGTTGTGTGATAAATAGGGAAACAGTGATAAATGGGAAATGTAAAACGGAAGGATGTGAAAATACGTTTCATAAAACGTTTAGACAGTTAGTAGAAACAAAAAATTATTGTCATAATTGTTCAATAGAGAATGGGAAGCAAAAATATAATCAAAAATGTAAATATAATTTGAAATTTCTAAATACGTATTGTGAGGAAAATAAAATTACATTGCTAAATGATTATGCTAATTCTAAAACTAACATAAATAGAGATACAAGAATTTGTGGAAATTGTATAAATGTAAATTGCCAAAAT